TGGAGGACGCACCACATCTTACTTGGTTTTGTCAATCAGTAAATGTGCCGGGCGTTTCAATTCAAGCAATTGAAATGGTAAACCCATTTGCGAACATACCATATGCAGGAAATAATGTTTCATTTGAGGAATTGGCGGTAACTTTTATAGTTGATGAGCATCTAAAAAATTGGATTGAAATTTATGACCGTGTTATAGCATTAGGTCTTGGAGAAGGAACAGAAAATTATAGACTCTTGAAAAACTCTTCAGACTTAACACCTAGAGGTGGAACAGTATCTACTATTGTTTTATCTGTTTTAACAAGTGGAATGAATCCACAAATGGAATTTCATTTTTACGAAGCATTTCCAATTTCTATATCCTCTTTGGAGTTCAATAGTGCTTCTACTGATGTGGAATACTTTACTGCCACAGCAACATTTCGCTATACTAATTATGAGATAAAGAATTTATTAAATAACTAAAATTATGGAACTTGAAAAAATTATGTCGATGTGGGAGGAAGATGCTCACATTGATGATAAAGACTTGGATAATGAGTCTCTAAACATACCAAACGTACATCAAAAATACTTAGACATATACTCAAAAGAGAAACGTAAATTGAGCGATCTTGAAACTCATTGGAAGGTTCTCTTTCAGCAAAGATGGGAAGCAGTCGTTTCTAAGAACGGAAAAGCACCAGACCACAACATTCGTATATCCAAAACTGAACTGGAACGACACTATGTTGGTGCGGATGAAGTTCTTCAAAAGGCTGAAAAAATTATGAACGGACAGAAAGGAAAAGTCGAATACCTTAAATCAGTACTTTCAATGATTGAGAATAGGAGTTTCCATATCAACAATGCAATCAATTGGAGGAAGTTTGTAGCGGGTCTTGGATGACCACTCAAATATTGATGGAAAAGGATACGGAAGTATTCGTTAGACTGATATGTGAGCCTCATGTAAAAATGGAATTGAATCATTATTTTCGATTCCGGCCAAATGGATATCAGTTCATGCCCATGTATCGAAGGAAAAAATGGGATGGATACGTTTACCTTTTCAATATGGATAGTCATCGAATTTATGCTGGATTGAAACCAGAGATAAGTAGATTCGCTGTAGACAGAGAATATGAACTTATAGATAATACAGAAGAAGTAATTGAATCTATTTCTAATGAGGATTACCTTAAATTTCTTACATCATTTCCTTGTGAGTATAAATTAAGAGATTATCAAAGTCTCGCATTAAGACATTCAATAGATAAAAAAAGATGTGTATTGTTGTCTCCAACTGCTTCAGGAAAATCTCTTATCATTTACTATCTGATTCGTTATTACTTTCCTGAAAAATCGTTGGTCATTGTGCCGACTCTTTCTCTGGTAAGTCAGATGTATTCAGATTTTGAAGCATATGCAAAGGCAGACAAAACGTTTGAAGTCGAAAAATTCGTCCACAAAATTTTTGGTGGACAAGAAAAAGAGACAGACAAACCAATCATAATTTCAACATGGCAATCACTTTATGAGTTGAAAAAAGATTTCTTCAAAGATTTTAGTTTGGTGATAGGAGATGAAGCACACCTTTACAAAGCTCGGTCTCTCACCAAAATCATGAAGAATTTAGAAAATACACCTTATCGAATTGGAACTACAGGAACATTGGATGGGGTAGAGGTACATAAATTAATATTAGAAGGGTTATTTGGTTCAATAAAAAAAGTAACCAGCACAAAAGAATTAATCAAGAACAAGACAATATCTTCAATTGCTATAAAGTGTCTTGTTCTTAAATATTCCAAAAAGGAATGTGCTGCTGTATCAAAAATGAACTATCAAGAGGAAATAGATTTTATTGTAAGTCATCCAGAACGTAACAAATATATTTGTAATCTTGTAAATGGTCTGAATGGGAACACATTAGTTTTATTTCAATTGATAGAGAAACACGGCAACATTCTACATTCAATACTAGAAGAGATTATTGATTCTTCTAGAAAAATCTTTTTTGTTTATGGAGGAACAGATGCAGATTCAAGAGAAAAAGTTAGAGAACTTGTCGAGAAGGAAACGAATGCTATTATCTGTGCAAGTTATGGCGTATACAGTACCGGCATCAACATTAGGAACATTCATAACATTGTTTTCGCTTCTCCTTCTAAATCTCGTATTAGAAACTTGCAGTCAATAGGTCGAGGTTTAAGGAAGTCTGACACCAAAGAATCAGCAAGTCTTTATGATATTTCTGATGATTTAATACATAATGATAGAAAAAACTACACATTAAACCATTTTTCCGAAAGAATAAAAATTTATAGTTCGGAACAATTTCCTTATAAAATTTATGTAGTAAACCTCAAGGGATAAAATGTCATCAAAAAAATATATAAAACTTTCTACAGGGGAAGAGATTTTGGCTGTATACATGAAACCAACTAATGGATTTTTTAATCTTAAAAACCCAATACAAATGTCTCATGTAGTTGAAAAGGATGAAGCAGGAATTCGTTTTTCAAAATGGATACCTTATACTGATGATAAAATAATTCCTGTCTCTGCAAAATATGTGGTGACAATGACAAGCTTATCTAAAAAGATGACAAAACTATATGAAGATATACTAAGTGAACAAGATTGTGAAGTAGATTTTGAATCATTAGAAGTACCAAGTAGTTTGATTAATTGATAGTACTACTTTTATTTGAAACCCTACAGAGTAATTATACCAGATAGCTGAGCATTTGTCAAGTCTTTTTTATAACAAAATAACACTTGACTTTATTGAGGCAATTTGTTATAATAATATATTATTAACAATCACTATTACTAAAGGATTCGTATGGCTAGACCACGAACAAAACAACATTATGTAGACAATGAAAAGTTCTTAATAGTTATGGGTGAATATAGAGAGGAATATCTTAAAAATATTGATGCTGGAGAAGAAATAAAACCAATATTACCAGATTATGCTGGTGAATGTTTTCTTAAAATAGCAGAAAGATTATCCCATAGACCTAATTTCATCAACTATGCTTTTCGTGAAGAAATGGTGAGTGATGGTATAGAAAATTGTGTGATGTATGCTAGTAATTTTAATCCAGAAAAATCTAAAAACCCATTTGCTTATTTTACTCAAATTATATACTATGCTTTCCTAAGAAGAATTGAAAAAGAAAAGAAACAACTTTATATAAAATACAAACAAATGGATGAATATAATTCCATTGAAGAAAATTCAGATATGGAGTCAATGACTAGTGGAGAACAAGCTGGTATAGCATCTGGAGCATCTTTAATGACAGCAGACAAACGTGCTAATATATACGAATTTATTAATCAGTTTGAAGAAAAGAAAAGAGAAAAGAAAAAACCTAAAGCAGTTTCTAAGAAAAAAGATGATGCTATCTTAGAACTATCCCCCCTTACTTCCTTTATGAGAGCTAGTATATGAAATATATTCATGTAAATCAAGGTAACATCAGAGGAAATTTAAAGACCATGAGAACTGGTCGAGAACAAGAGTTACAGCCTGTTATAACAATAAAAGAGGGAAAAAATAATACTTATTGTAATGCAGTTTCAATTCTTGGCCCATCTAAGGTTGTTTATGGACATGATAAAAAATTGTTACCATGTGGTGCAAGAGTAGTTATAGAAACAGAAGCTGAATTGGAGATAATAGAATGAAGATTGCTTTGATAACGGACACTCACTTCGGCGCCAGAAATGACAGTCTATTATTTTTAGAATTTTTTCGTAAGTTTTATGATAATGTATTTTTTCCTACCTTGAAAGAAAGAGGAATAACAGAAGTTATCCACTTGGGCGATGTTGTAGACAGAAGGAAATTCATCAATTACAAAACTCTCAATTCAATGAAGGATATATTATTCTATCCTCTCAAGGAAATGGGTGCTAATATCAAAGTTATTATTGGTAATCATGATATCTACTACAAGAACACTCTCAAAGTAAATTCGATGGAAGAATTGACAAAGGGAATGGATCACGTTTCTGTATATACTGACCCCTGCGAAGTAGCTCTAACAAAAGACCATAAGGTATTATTTGTGCCTTGGATATGTAACGACAATGAAGATGAAACTAGAGAACTTATCGAAAAGACACGAACTAAAGTAGCATTTGGTCATTTACAAATAGAAGGAATGGAACAACATAAGGGTTCTTTTGCGATTGAAGGACATTCGATGTCAATGTTCAAGGCCTTTCAGAAAGTATTTTCTGGACATTTCCATCATCGTTCTACTACTGGAAATGTTACATATCTTGGAAATCCTTACGAGATTACATGGAGTGATTATAATGACAAAAGGGGATTTCATATTTACGATACTGAAACTATGGAAACGGAGTTTATAGAAAATCCATATTCAATGTTTCATAAGATATATTACAATGATGAAAAAAATGATTATGGTGATTTTTCAAGATACGAAGATACTTATGTTAAAATAATTATTGAAAATAAAAATAATAATTATATGTTTGAGACTTTGATGGATAAGTTGATTGCTGCTGGTACAAGTAATATTTCAGTAGTAGACAATCTTTTTGATATTGAAGACATGGGAGATGATATAGAGAATATGGAAGATGTAGAAGACACGATGAGTGTCATTAAGAGTTGTGTCGATGGATTACAAATAGAGAATAAGAATGATTTAAATAAATTGATGCAAGACCTTTATGGAGAGGCATTGACAATGGAGGTAGTCTAGTGTCGATGTCAAGACAAGCGAGAAGAAAAGCGAAAAGGTTAGAGCAAAAAGGTAATTCTGGTACAGAAACTAAAAAAAATACTGTACCAATGATGCAGGAATTGAATATAAA